TCGCAAAGCGATTCATCGATCCGACTACGGCGATCGCGCCATTCGTGCCCGCCAAGCTCGCGGACAACCCGAGCGTAGATGCCGAGACGTACCGCAAGGCGCTCGCGAAGCTCGACCCGACGACGCGAGAGCAGCTCGAAGAGGGCCGCTGGGTGCAGGACTCTGGAGGCCTGGTCTATCGTCGGTTCGGTACGTCGTCGCTCATCGAAGCCGCACCGAAGCTCACGAGGTACGTCCTGGGCATCGATTATGGATTCGTTGACTCCACGGCGTTCGCCGTGTGGGGCTGGCGCGACTGGGATCCGACCGCGTACCTGGTCGAGTGCTACAAGCGCGACGAGATGGACCCGAGCGGCGCCGCCACCGAAGCGAAGGCACTCTCAGAGCGATACGGCTGCACCAAGATCGTCGGAGACATCGGGGGACTCGGCAAGGGATACGCCGAGGAGGCTCGTCGCCGCTTCGGAGTGCCTGTAGAGCCAGCGCAAAAAGCCAACAAATTCGGATACATAGACTTGATGAACGGCGCATTTTTCCGCGGAGAGATCAAGGTCGTTCGTGCGACGTGCCTCGACTTCATCGCCGAGGCGAATACGCTGAGGTGGGACGAACACGCTCTCACCAAGCGCGAGGCGCCGAGCTCTCCAAATCACTGCACCGACGCTGCTCTGTACGGCTGGCGCGAGGCGTGGTCTTTCCTCGAGACAGCGCCACGCGTCCCGGTCACTCCGAAGGAGAAAGCAGAAGCTGCGTTCCACGAGGCATGGTTGCATCGAGATCCGCTCGAGGTCCAGGTCGACGAGCAGCTTGAGCGAGAGCGCGAGGAGCGAGAGGCGCTAGGGATTTGGTGACATGGTCTGTGCCCGACGGTGGATTCGAACCACCCGCATGAAAGCAGCCGATTTACAGTCGGTTTTGCCACCTTGGCTTGTCGTCGGACAGATCGTGTTATGTCTCAGGGCACTCGACGTGTCCAGCGTCATCGAGTGGGACGCACCCAGCGGGTGGCGTCGGGCAGTCCTTTAGCAGCACATTCGCGGGGGCAGTCCCTCCATCGATTTCAGTCGTCTGGAAGCCCCAATAGATGCATGACGGCTGCGCGTCGTCAGAGTGGCCACCGCAAGCCGCGCACACGAGCAGAACGAGACCGAGCATCGTTTTCATGCTGTCATTATCCACATGGTGGCAAATATTGCAAGACTGAACAGCTCGGAATATTCTTGACTCGTGCCTTTCCCTAACGACTGCGAAGACTTGCGCGCGCTTGTCAAAGTGATGCGTGAGCTTGGAGTCGTTCAGGCGTTTGGTGTGCTGCTCGGACCTGTCCCATCGAAGGCCGAGCCGGAGCCGACGAGCGACGCGAAGACTCGCGCGGAACACGCGCGCCAAGTGCAGCGCGAGGAATCGCTCGATGCGCTGCGCTGGCGCCTGCCAAACCTCTCCGAGGCTGATCTCGCGCAGTTCCTTCCCGAGGACCTACGCTGATGCCGCTCTCCGAGAAGGACAGAAAGTGGTGGGGTCGGACAGACGACCTCATCGAAGACGAGGACCCGAAGGCGCACGAGAAGCTTCATGCGGTCATCAAGGCGCTTGAGCAGAATCAGGATCACAAGCTCTCGATGCTGCTCTACGGGGCGATGTACAGCGGCGGAGTCCCCCCGATCGGTGGCGGGATGGGCGTCGACTCGTACGTGCGCACGTCGCCGAACAACATGGGGAACCTGTCGCTGAACATCAGCCGCACGTGCGCAGATGCGGTCGTGTCGCGTCTTTTCAGCAAGGGCGAGCCCACGCTCACGTACGTCACCGAGGGCGGAGACTACGAACGGCAGGCCAACGCAAAGAAACTAGAGCAGGGTGTCGAAGGGTCGTTCTACCTCGAGGGAGCGTCCGCCGTGAATGTCGGGACGGGCCGCAACGGTGTGGTGTTTGGGACCGGCTTCACACGCGTAGAACCCAACTTCGATGAAGGCAAAGTCGATATCGAAAAATGGATGCCGTGGGAGTGCATCCTGGACGATACCGAGACCCTCATAGGCGAACCTAGAAACTGGTATACAGCGAGGTATTACGACAAATACCAACTCGCCTATCGCTACCGAGACGACGCCAACAAGGCCACTCTCATAGAGCGCCTCGATTCGTTGTGGGACGAAGATGCGCAGTTCGGCTACTCGGCAGTCGCCGTGCGCATCCGTGTAGAGGAAGCGTGGCATCGTCCGAGCGGACGCGAGGCGAACGACGGGCGCCACGTCATCGGGATCAAGAACTGCACTCTCGTAGACGAACCGTGGGACGGCGGTCCGCCGCGAAGGCCGTGGCGGTTCGCAACGTATCGCTGGAGCAAACCGCTCATCGGCTTCTACGGTCAGGGTCTCGTGGAGCTCGGCGCGGGGATTCAAGCCGAGATCAACAAGCTGATGAGAGATATCCAGCTTGGTCTCAAGATGGTCAAGGGGCACTGGCTTGTCGAGGAGAACTCGCAAGTCCGCACCGCGCACCTGAACAACGATCTCACGACGATCATTCGCTTTGCGGGGACTGCGCCAGTCTACCAGGCGCCAGGGTCAGTAATCCCTCGCGAGGAATACGAACACCTATGGAATTTGGTGTCTAAGTACTACGAGCTGGCTGGCATCAATCAACAGACGGCTAGCGCGCAGAAGCCTCCAGAGCTCAAGAGCGGCGAGGCGCAGCGCGTTTACGCTGACCAGCAGACAGAAGTGCTTCTCGAGAAGGGCAAAGACTTCGAAGAGTACGTGAGGGAAGTCGGGCAGCTCGTCACGGACAGCGCCAGGTCCTTGTCGAAGAAAGGCGCTTACGAGGTCCGCTCGTTCGATGATGACGGGTTCGAGTCGATCGACTGGAAGAAACTCGACGACCCGGACGGATACGAACTACGCGTGCATCCGACGTCTACCCTTCCGGGCACTCCGAGCGGTCGAATCGACCTCGCTTACGATATGCTTGCGCTCGGGCAGTTCGACTCCGCCGACGTGATGGAGCTCGTCGGGATGCCCGACATTTTGCAGAAGACTCGCCTGAAGCAGGCGTCGCGTCGGCTAGTAGAAAAGAAGGTCGGCGAGATGCTGCGCGGCGGAGACTCGTATGAGCCCAGCGCTTTCCTCAACTGCTCGGAAGCGAGTGTGATCGCAACCGAGATGCTCAACGCCGCCGAGGAAAAGGGCGTAGACGACGATCGTCTCGAGAAGGTCCGCGCCTTCATCCAAGCGTGCGACGCAATCACCGCCACGAAACCCGCACCCGCCGCGCCCACCGTGGCCACGGGCGCACCCATGCTTGCCCCCGGTCAAGTCGGCGCTGCCCCTGCCGCGCCACCCGCTGGACCGATGCCTCCTCCTGGACAGTGACCAATGCCCGATCCTACACCGCCCCCCGTCGCTCCCGCTCCCATCGAAGTTCCCGCTGGCCCCCCAGCGCCCGCGGCGACTCCTGCCGCTGCTCCTGTCGAGGCTCCGAAGCAGAACGCGCGGCAGATTGCCGATAGCCTAGCCGAGCGCCGCCGGCACGCAGAGCGAGCACGCTCCGAGAAGCAGCGGGCAGACACCGCGGCACGGGAGCGAGACGCGGAGAGGCAGGCGCGGAGTGCGGCCGAGGCGCGTACGAAGGAGCTGGAGGCGCAGCTCGCACGAGCGAAAAGCGATCCCCTGACTCTCGCTCGCGAACTCGGAGGAGATGTGGAGGTGGGCGTAAAGCGCTTCATCGAGGCCGATACGCCGGAAGGGCGCGTCGCACGACTTGAGGAAGAACTCAAGGCCGAACGCGAGACGCGCAAAAAGGAAGCCGCGGAGCGCGAGCGCGCCAATCAGGAGGCGCAGCAGCAGGCAGCTCTTCAGAAGGAACGGGAAGCGCTCCTGCGGTTCACGCAGGCCGTGACATCTCCAGACCAGCAGAAGGCCTTCCCGTACCTATCGCTCCTGTTCGAGCCGAACGAAATCTATGCCCAGGCGGTCGAGGTCCACAACTGGGCCAAATCGCAGGGGCAAGCGTATTCCTATCAGGAGGTCGCCGCGTGGCTTGAGAAGCGCGCCCAGGCGAAGTACGATGGGATGAGCGACAGACAAAAGAAGCTTTTCGGATCCGCTGCGGATCCTACCCGTCCAGCCGACGGAGTGAACGAAACGGCTGCACCGGCAAAAGACCGCCGAGCGAATGAACGGTCCAACACGCGATCGAATTCGACGGCTCCCCCGGTGACAAAAACGAAACGGCAGCTCCGAGCAGAAGAGGAAGCCCGCGACTTGGCGATGATTCGCCAGGCGCAAGCGGCCGATCGGAAAGCGCGCGCTTCGTGAAGTGACCGCCGCGGAGCCTTGGAGAGACTCCAATGGCACAGGGCGACGCAACCCAAACCGCACTGCAAAACATTCTAAAGACTCGATACGACCAGAAGAAATTCTATCAGCTTTTCTACGAGAAGGCTGCGCTACTCGGGCAGATGGAGCGCGATACGAAGTTCGGCGGCAACAACGCTCGAATTTCGCTTCGCTACGGCGCCCCACAGGGCGGCAGTTTCCAGATCAATGTGGCGATTGCCAACGCGACGTCGTCCTCTGATGTCGGCTTTCTGCTGACTCGCGCGAAGGATTACCAAGTTTCTGGCATCGCGGGCGAGGCTATAGCGATCGGCGACGGCGACGAGAATGCGCTTTACAACACGCTGCGCGGCGAGATGGAGGGCTCCATGCGAAACCTCAATCGCTCGCTCCAGATCCACGTCTGGCGAAACGGTGGAGGGCAGCGCTCGCAGGGGAACTCATTGTATTCCGTGACCGGAGCGACCGCGACGCTGCTACAGGCGGCCGATATCGTCGGCTTCGAAGTCTACATGCGCGTAGATTTCGCGGCGGACGATGGATACAACAACGGTGGGGCTCTCGCGGGAGTTCGCGCTGGCGGGCCGCTGACGATCCAGGCGCTTGACCGCATCGCGGGGACAATCACGTTCACCACGAACATCAACACTCTGACGGGCGTGACGAACGCGGACTACCTGTTCCGCAATGGTGACTACTCGCTCGGTCCGGCTGGAGTCCAGCGCTGGATTCCGCCCGTTGCCCCGGTCGCTGGCGACAATCATTTCGGCGTTGATCGCTCTGTCGACGTCGTGCGCCTTGCGGGGCTGCGCTACTCGGGCCTTGGCGGAAACAAGGAAGAGACCTTGATCGATGCCGCGGAGCTCGCGGGACGCGAGGGCGCAGACGACCTGAGTGCGTTCGTCAACAACCTGGACCGCGCGGACATCGTGAAATCTCTCGGCACCAAAGCGGTGTACGAACCAGTGAATTCGACCGATGGCGACATCGGATATCGCGCGCTGAACATCGAAGGTCCGAACGGCACAATCAAGGTGTTCTCCGACGTGAACATGCCTCGCGGCAAGTTCGCGCTTCTCGACATGGAGACATGGATCTTCAAGTCGGCGGGCGGGTGCCCTCGGGTGCTCGACGAGGATGGACAGAAGATGCTTAGGGAGGCGAACAACGACGGGTACCAGTGGCGCATGGGCGGGTACTTCCAATACGGATGCGAAGCCCCTGGCTACAATTTGATGGGAACGTGGTGAGTCGTCATGGCTCAACGCAGGTTTGATAGCTCGTGGGTCATCGGCGCTGGACTCATCGAGATCATGGGCTCGTTTGGAACGAACGGGTCGAACAATCCGGTCGCCGCGAACGTCAAGGGCATGGGCTTCGGGTACGCGCCGATTGCTGGTGTCATGACCCTGCAATCCTCAGCGCGTCCAGGCATTTCAGGCACGCCGGGGGTCGTCCACTCCGCAACCGGAACGTATGTCGTTACGTTCGACGATACGTACGCTGATTTGCTTTACGCGGGTGCTGACCTCATGGTCACTTCTGCGTCGGCAAACTGGGCACAACCAGGCCCGTTCTCTGCGGGCGTTTCGCAGACCGCTTCGACATGCACGTTCTTCGTGATCAACTCAAGCGGCGCTGGCCAGGACATCGCAGCGGCCACGTATTCGCGCGTTGAGTTCGAGTGCATATTCCGAAATTCAAGCGTGCAGTTTGGGAGGCCCTGATGAAACGGCCGTCCCTAGACCTGATGATCGGAGTCGGTCCGCATCATCATCCAGGCAAAAGCGATCCTCCCGAGATGGAGGACAAGGGTCCCGATGAAGACGTGCTCCAAGCGTGTGAGGAATTTTTCGATGCGGCAGGTCTCAAGATCGCACCCGACAAGCGCGATGCTGCGGCCGAGGCTCTTCACTCGCTCATAGACATAGCCATCGAGAAGCACGGCGGGTCGTCTGACGACTCGTCCGGCGAGCTACCGTCAGACGACGGCGAGGAATGACCGATGGCTCGGACCGTCACACTGACGCAGCTTCAGACGCGAGTGCAGCAGCGCACGAACATGCAGACTGCAAGCAACGCGATGCTGTACACGACGCCCGAGCTTACGGACATGATCAACGAGGGGATCGCAGACTACTGGACGATCCTAGATTCGATCCAAAATCAAGACTACTACCGCAGCAGCGTGACGTTTTCCACGACGGGGAACGTCGCGCTGTACGCGATGGGTGCGGGGCAGGCGATACCGATAACCGACTTCATGAAGGTGATTTCGATCGACGTGGCGTACGGTCAAAATATTATCCTGTCCGCGCGCCCGTACATGGAGAGCGAGCGCAATCGGTACAAGTGGTTTCCTGGGTGGGTTTACAATCAACCCATTTTCTACCGACGCACTGGCAAATCGAGTGCGCCGGGTTCGTACGATTCGCTTACTTTCATTCCGACACCATCTGGCGCGTACCAGGTAACGCTCAACTACGTGCCTGTGCCCACGTACCTCGTGAACGCCACGGATACTTTCGATGGCGTGTGCGGATTCGAAGAAATCGTGGTGCTCTCCGCTGCGATCAAGCTCCTGCACAA